ATAAAGTTGGCGGACAGCTAGATATACTACTTGATGATTCTAGTCATAATATTGATGATCAACGTATATTGTTGCATACTGTGCTGCCGTACATAAAATCTGGTGGAATGATTATTATTGAAGATATATCTCGGGATGTAAATACGCAAGAGTATGAAGATATTTTAAGAGATATAATTCTTGAGTTTTCTTTTAGTACATTTATTATTGCAGAACATGCACAACGTTATTCACCAGGCTGGAATAATGATAAATTATTAGTACTCATAAAAAAATAATTCATTAATTATTTCTTTTTACACACACGATTCAAAAATAACGCATAAAATGGATAATAAATACTACTAAATATGAAATTCACTACAGACCATCCAAAGGCAACACCTGTAGAATTTCCAATAGATATATTATAACACCATGATAATCTTGCAGCGCCGTAGCTATATAAAAAGGTAAATACTAATGCAAGTACAACATAGGTGTATAGTGCAGTAGAACCTATAGATTCTTCAGCATCTGTAAAATACTCTCTGATTGTTTTCATCTAGTGTATAAAAACATTTTTTTTATAAAATTGAACCTAAGGCCCCCCCCTTACATTTAGTTAGAACATAAGATGGCCTCCTCTTCTGTATATAAGAAGCATACGCATCGTGAACATATTCTTGAGTTGCCAGATACATATATTGGCTCTGTAGAGACTATTGATGATTATCGATGGGTCTATGTTGAGGAATCAAAGAAGATGGCATACAAAATGATTCGCTTTAATCCTGGTCTTTACAAAATCTTTGATGAAGTTCTTGTAAATGCACGTGATGCATTAGTTCGTTCTGGTAATGTAAAGCATATTGAAGTACAGTGTGCTCTAGTAAAAGATGTGTATACAATTTCAGTCTGCAATGACGGTAGTGGTATTCCTACTGAGATGCATAATGAATACAAGGTCTATACTCCTGAGCTAATCTTTGGTCATCTTCTTACAAGTGGTAATTACGATAAGGGCGAAGAAAAGATTGTTGGTGGTAAGAATGGATATGGTGCAAAGCTTGCAAATATCTTTAGTACGCGATTTGAAGTAGAAACACGTAGTACTAGTAGTGGAAAACTGTATAACCAAGTGTGGAAAGATAATATGTCAATCTGCGAAAAGCCAACTATTAAAGTAAGCAATACTAAAGATATATCAAAAGGATTTGTAAAAATTGTATATTCACCAGATGTAAAACGATTTGCAGATGCCTTTGATAGCAATAATGATCTTATTATTGGAATGAAGCAAGTCTTTCAAACACGTGTTCTTGAAATTGCTGCTCTTGTTGGCAAGGATATTAAAGTCTCCTTTAATGGAAATGAGCTAAAAACAAATACATTTGAGAAATATGTTCGCCTCTTTGTATGCGAAGAAAAACAGATTGCGTATGAGGCAGCAAGTAGCAGATGGGAGGTTGCAGTTATTCTTACACGCAATCTCTTTGATGACTCGAGTGTATTACCAGATGAGCAGCAGATTAGTTTTGTAAATGGTATTAATACAAAGAAAGGTGGAAAGCATGTAGAGGCTGTATTTCGCAACCTAATTGGCGACTTTTGTGAACATGCAAAAAAGAAGAAGATTGAAATAAAACCATCACAGCTAAAAGATTCTGTACTCTTCTTTGTTAACTCAACAATTGTAAATCCTGCATTTGATTCTCAAACAAAAGAGTGTCTAACTACACCAGCAACAAAGTTTGGTTCAAGCTACAAGCCAAATGCAAAGATGGTAGAAAGTCTTATTAAGATTGGTCTTCTTGATGAGGCTCAGCAAATTCTTGATGCAAAGGCTGTAAAAGAAGCAAAAAAGACTGATGGAACAAAGAAAAAGACTCTTCGTGGCATGCCTAAGCTTGTGGATGCATTATATGCAGGAACAAACAAATCTAGTGAGTGTACTTTGATCCTAACAGAAGGAGATTCAGCTGCAACATCCGCAATCTCTGGACTAAAAGTGGTTGGTCGTGAAACATGGGGTGTATTTCCTCTACGAGGTAAGCTACTAAATGTCCGTGATATTAGTCAAGAGAAGTTTTCAAAGAATGAAGAACTAACAGCAATCAAGAAAATTCTTGGTTTAGAGCAAGGCAAGAAATATAACGATGCAAAAGCTCTACGCTATGGACGTATTATGGTTATGGCAGATCAAGATTTGGATGGCTCACATATTAAAGGTCTTCTTATGAATCTGTTTCATGCTGAATGGCCTACATTAATGAAATCTGGTTTCATTTGCTCTCTTGCAACTCCTCTCCTAAAAGCAACAAAAAAGATGCTAAAGCTAAGCTTTTATAGTGAGCAAGAGTTTGATACATGGAAGACTAAGCAGGGTGATGGATTCAAGAGCTGGAGTCTAAAGTATTATAAGGGATTGGGTACCTCTACACCTGAAGAGGCACAAGATTGGTTTCGTAATCTACATGAGGTTAAGTACATGTATGATAAAGAGACAGATGAGAGTTTCTCACTTGCGTTTAACAAAAAACGATCTGATGATCGCAAACAATGGCTATCTACGTACGATAGTAAACGTATGTTATCTGTTAAAGATGGTCAGGTAGATTATACTCGCTTTATTAATGATGAACTCATTCACTTTAGTAATGCAGATAATATTCGTTCATTACCTCATATTATGGATGGATTCAAACCAAGTCAGCGAAAGATTCTCTTTGGCTGCCTAAAACGTAATCTAAAAGCAGAAGTCCGTGTTGCTCAGCTTGCTGGTTATGTTTCAGAACATGCAGCATATCACCATGGCGAAGCATCATTAAATGCGGCAATTGTTTCACTTGCACAAATCTTTGTTGGAGCAAATAATATTAATCTTCTTGCACCAGTAGGACAGTTTGGTTCTCGTTTACTTGGTGGTAAAGACTCTGCTTCTCCTCGTTATATTCACACTCATCTTGAGCCTATTGTAGATAAGATCTTTCGTAAAGAAGACTCTAAAATTCTAAAATACATTAATGATGATGGTCTTTGTGTTGAGCCAGATACATATATTCCTGTGCTACCAATGCTTCTTATTAATGGATGCATTGGTATTGGAACAGGGTTTAGTACAGATATTCCTCCTCATGATCCTGCAGAAGTTGTTGGTCTAATTAAAGATCGTTTGTCTGGAGCACGATCCACGCTAGAAAATATTGCACTACGTCCTTGGTGGCTAGGGTTTAAGGGCCCCATTCAGCATTCAGATAATGGTGTATGGATAACAAAGGGAGTCTACACATTTGATGATGCAAAGAAGATGGTTGTTATATCTGAGCTCCCCATTGGAACATGGACTCATGATTATAAAGAGATTCTAGAAGAATTATGTACAATTAATGATAAAGATTCTGGAAAGCCATTGCTAAAGAACTATGAGGATCTGTACAATCACGTAGATATTCGATTTGATCTATATCTTGATCCTGATTACTATGATGATGCAAAGGAGAATCTTGTAGAGTTTGAAAAGAAATTTAAGCTGACGAGTACATGGCGTACTTCTAATATGGTAGCATTCACTCACACAATGCAGATCAAGAAGTATGGCTGTGTTGGTGATATCATGGAGGAGTTTTACTTAGAACGTTTGATTAAATATGAAGAGCGCCGTAAAGCAGAGATTGATTCTCTTCAGCATGATGCACTTGAAGCAGATGCAAAAGCTCGCTTTCTAACAGGTGTATTAAATGATACAATTGATCTGCGACGAAAGAGTGATACTGAAATTGTAGATATAATGAAGAAACATACTCTACCAGCATTAACAAATATGGCTTCTCCCGATGATGTTGATTCTTATGAGTATTTGTTACGCCTACGAATTGATCGTGTCAAGGCATCTGCTATTGAAGATGCATTGAAGGCGGTTATGAAGGCAACTGAGTTGCTAAATAATTTAGAAAAGACGACTGCATCAGCCCTATGGAAAAATGATTTAGATGAGTTTATGACTGCTTGGGAAACTATGAAATCTGACAGACTTAAACTTCTTAGCAATGTAGAAAAGGTAAAGACAAAAGCAAAGAAATAATTAAACAGCTACAAGAGATCCCTTTGCAACTGTAGTAGATACTTTTGAAGGTGCAGTAGATACTTTCTCAACTGCATTAGATACATACTCAACTGCAGTAGATACTTTTTCAGCAATATCAGCTACTGTTTGAGTAGATACCTTTTCAGCAATATCAGCTACTGTTTGAGACATACTAGATTCCTTGTCTTTAGAAACAGTTGCTTCTTTTGCAGCAGAGCGACGACGTAAACTTAGTCTTTGTTTTACATTCATTGCATATGTAAAGTGAGAAGTTTTCAGTTTATTAGCAGATAAATCTAGACTACCAGATAAATCTACAGATCCTGATACACCTACAACACCAGATAAATCTACAATACTACCGGAGGAAGCTAATAATGATGTATTGCAGCCCATTCTAAATAAAGAATACTTTTTTTCTGCATTAAAAATACACAAAAGAAGTAGTCACTGAGGGATTCGAACCCACGACATTCGCTTAATAAGAGCGACACTCTAACCAACTGAGTTAAGCAACTTTATGATGGTTTCCCATAATTATATAAAGTAGTACATGTTTAAGTATTTTTTTCATTTTTTTATACAAATGGATTCATTGGCATTGTTTTTGTTCCAGCACGGCTAATATTTTGAGGCTGTTGCATTGGAACAGGCATATGAGATATATCATTAATATAATAATAATAATGATCTACTGCACTCAATATATGAGGAACAGACCAATCTACAACTTTTGTATTTAAATCGGCAACCTGTTCAGCTACAGCTGTATCTAAGTTTCGTGCATATTGATAAAACATAGCTCTCATTATAATTTTTAATTCATCAACAGACTGATCATCAATCATATATTTATTTTTACTAGTATCATATACTACTCTTCGGATCTTATTTTGAATTAATTTAATATTTTCTGGACAAAAGAAAGTACTACTTAATGAATTCTTTTCCCAATTACCTCTTAACATATCATCTATAAAATTTTTATCAACTTCTGTTTGATGACTATAACCGGGAAGAGAGCGTAGTTCGTTCTCTAATCCACCGGCGCCGAAATTATTTACAAAAGTAACACGGCCGTTTTGTTGAGGAATATCCCTTAAATCTTTTGTATGCAAATCTGATAGTTCGGCAAAGTTCATTCTATAAACTATTTTGTTTAAAAAGATTTATAATTATTTTCTAAACACAGGGTATAATATGACCTCCCTCCAGACCCGTACCCGCCAGAATGCGCCCAGCCACTTTATCCCAGTCGGTGATCTTACCGGTCTTATCTATGCCTACAACCCCACTGTCGGTGCGGTTGCCCAGTTCTCCACGGCGCAGTGGGCGGCGGCGGGTGCCTATGCTGGTGTAGCAGGCGGCTCTAAGTATCTATCCTCCGTCAACGGTGCGGGTAGGGGTATACTCAAGGATTTAGGTAAGACTGTTGTATCATCCGGTCGCACATTCCGCAAGATTCAGCTTGTTGTCAGACAGACTGCTGCTACATCTACATTTGGTGTAGAAGGCCAGGCTGCTGGAACAACACCCAATACAGACTTCCTAACCGGCTACATTGAGCTCGGCTTCGAAGGCAATGGCACCCCTGCCCCTGTAGCCCAGTTTGGTACTCTATAAATAGTTTAGACTAATCTAAATATTATTAGATAAGATTCTTTATTTAAGAATTTTATGTTTTATTACATTAGGATGGAGCTTTCATTTATATTATACATATTTGCAGCATTAATATCAATACCTGGAGTATTCTTTATATTTTCTTACATGCGCATGTTTTTAGCTGGTGGTATTGCTGCAATTGGCTTATTTATACTATTTATCTTTTTTGGAATTCAATATTACAATGCTGATGGAACTTATACATCTACTGCAGTTTCTTCAACTGGTCCATGGCCACCAAGTATTAATATGTGTCCTGACTTTTTATCATTATATAAAGTTGGTAGTGGCGCTAATGTAAATTTATACTGTGTTGATACTGTAGGTGTATCTACTAGTGCTAATAATCCATTAACTATATATGTTCCATTTACTGCTGCATCTGGTGCTACTAGTCCTGCAACACCTACAGATGGACATAAATTCAACTTATTTCTAAAAGATACAGATTATCCTAATACTTCTAATCCTACTAAACTAAATGTAACTTATACTGGAGCATGTCTTACTAAAAATCGTAATGAATGTCTAAAACAGCAATGTATGTACAGAGGTCTAACATGGGCCGGATTCTGGGATGGAGCTCAACTTCTTGGAACTGCGGAACCTCCAAGACCAACAGCGTAATATACTTAAATCATTTGTATGGATACAAGACAGATGAATAGTAAGACAGTATGTCTTCATCCAATAATTGAAGAAAAAATTAAACATTGGATAACACATAGATATGAGTCAGCAGTATTATTACTTGGTGAACCTGGTGTTGGTAAAACAACAATTGCACATCGTATATTTCGCCAATGTAGTCTAAAAACAATAGAATTTAATGCAAGTCATACACGTAGTGGTGCATCCTTTCGTAAAACTATATTACCTCTCTTAAAAGAAGGTGGAATTCTACAAATGATGGAACAAGGAACAAAAGGGGGAATTGGCGTATTATTGGATGAAATTGATGGTCTAAGTAATGGTGAAAAGGGTGGTCTATCAGAACTACTAGCATATCTTAAAAGTAAAGAATGTAAATCTGGTAGACCATTAATATTAATTAGTAATACATTAGATTCTAGAGTATTACAACAAATTTCTAAATTATGTTTAACATTTCAAGTATTACCTCCAACAAAAGAAATAATCTATAATTGGTTAGGTACAAATCCTCCAGAAAACTATAGCGGTGATTTACGTGTATTACAACGACAAATACAGGGTTTAGAAAGAGTTAATGAAGAAATTGAAATACCTGAAGGTGTTGTACCTGTTGCATGGTGGGCTTTGTGGGAAACTTGGGATCCTCTCCTTGATTTAGATATTGAAAACAATGAGGGAAACTTGGCAAGTTTAATTAGCTTAGAAAATATTCCTGAACGTATTCAAGGATCTATTGGAAATAACTACGAGGCTTGGAAAAAATATGTTTCATTATTTGAAGCATACTATTTGAGCGATGAAGGTGATTTTTGGGCATTTTTCTACCAATGCTGGGGTATACTGCCATTGAGTTTACAACTAAAGTTAAAAAATATTAGTTTACGTTTAGTTGATGAGCTACCACTAGGAAAGAATACAAAAATACCAGATTATACTAGTATGAGATATACTCCTGTATTAACAAAACAATCTGCAATGTTTAATGCTTGGAAACTATTATGTGAAATATCATCCGATTATAAAGTTCCAATAAGATTAACACCAATGTATGCACATAATAAAATACAAGAATCTGGATTAAAACCAGATAAATTAAGAAGATATGAAGCAATATCTTTAGAAAAACTTTATAAAGAACTACCACCATCCACTTCTGTAGGATAATATAGTTTTATAAAATGTAATTCATTTGTTCGCCCAACACGGTAAGCACGGCCTAAAATCTGTTTTTCTTCTTCATGACTCATTGCGTGAAGAATAAATACATGGGTTGCTTCTGTTATATTTAACCCAGCAGCCATTTGTACTGTATTCATACATAAACAATTTACCTTTCCATCTTTGAATTGTTGCAACATTGAGGCAATCATATCTTTAGAACCTTTCAAATCTTTAGCAATTAGATTATTTTTAGTACATCGCTCTTTTACTTCTAAAAATGAATTATCATATCTGCTAAAAATTAAAAACTTACCTTCTGGGTTTGCCCCTATTATTTCAAATAGTGTATCAATCTTCTTTTTTGGAGCATATATATCCTCTACTGTATTTTCTACAAGCATTGTATTATCTGATATTTTTTTTAATAGTGATGGATGTATATTTGTTCTACATAAAGGACATGCAGTATTTCGCATTAAACTTTGTAATATACATGATGCACAAAATATACGATTACAACAATTCGTTAACAATGGATCATTAATATCATCATAACATATTGGACATACATCATCTTTATAATTCTCAATTCTTTCTTTAAGATTAACTATTTGCTGGTTTACATTATCAATCTTATCTTGTAGTAATTTTAATGACTGTTCTTTTATCTGCGCTGTTGAATATTCAAGGCCTTGTTTAAATTCATATGTCTTTATTAATCGCTGAAGCTCTTTTGTTTTATTTTCTGTTACAGCCTCAATGAGTGATGTATTGCTTTCAGATTTAACACCTAATTGATCTAATGCGGACTTTATATCTCCACCATTCAATAATTGTTGTATATTTGCTTGTAGCACATTATATACAATGCTATGAGTTAAAGATGGCTTACAAATTATTATCTTTGTATACAATTGCGGCAGTTGTATTGATTGTGCAATAAATTCACTACTACAGCGAATAACAAGATGACCTCGTAAAATATGATTTGCATTTATAATTTCAGAAAAAAATCTAGGAGAGCGTAAATTTAACTGAAATAGTATTGTATTGCTTGCTGATCGTGTATTTTTTATAAATAACTGATTTAACTCTTCAGATACATTATGTCTTTCCTTATAACGCTCATATGTTGTATTACCAATATAAATACTATAGAGATTTGGAAATAATAAATTCATAAAGCTAGCTGTTATAAACCATATAAAATTAGTATTTGGTGGAGTTCTTAAATAATAACATGATACAAGTTCAATTGAATCTGCTTCATCCATATACACTCTTTTCCAGCGTATATGTGCCTCTTCAGTTGTACGACGATGTAGATCCTTATATAATGTATTACTCACTAGTATTACATCTGCTGTTTTAATTGTATTAAAAAATGTTTCTGCTTGAACATGCTTACGTGTTTTTAGAAATGCAACTTTTAATGTAGTCTTTGAAGTTATTTCATCACTCCATTGACGAAATAATGTATGTGGAACAACAATTAAACATCCTGCATTTGATACATCAGTTATTTCTTTTGTTTCAAGACTATACATGTATCGATTACTTGATGAATTAAACTCTGAAAATGGTATATTATTATTAGTGTTTTGCAATGATAATATATGTGCAAGAACCATTAATGTTTTTCCAACACCAACAGAATCTCCTAGTATTGCATATTTTGAATAAAGTTTAGAATTATTTATTTGTAATCCATTTATTAATTTTATTTCTGTTGCCTTCATTTTTTCTACAATTGCAGATTGATGCCGCCGCAAAGAAACTTTTAGTCCATTATATTCCGTATATATGGTATTATCTATATCATGTATACTATTTTCATAGACGTCATTTAAGACTTGTATTGGAGCTGTAGATGTATTCATACTCTATGTTAGTTTTTATCTACGTTTAAGCATTCGCATAAAAATCTCTTAACTCTTTTGATTTAATAAAATTTTTTAATTTCATTTCAGTCTTTTTAACAAATGGATTAGCATCAATATTTTCTCTCATTTTCTTTTTATCAAATGTATTTTCACTATGACTTAACACAAGCATTGTTTTGAATGCATCAAGTTGAATCATAGGATGTTTATATGATTCTAGAAATGATTTTTCTTCAGCATGTGTTACAGTTTCATCATAGTTATGATTTGTTCCATATGATTTTCTCCAAGCCATTGTTCCATTTGTTGCATGATTTGCATTATATGGTCCTAGTTTATAAATTGTTTGGATATCAGTATAATACATATAGATTTCAGAAGCACCTGCTAACTCAACTTTAGGAAAACGTTTAAACATACCTACAACATATGATATACGTTCTGGTGGATAATAATCGTCATCATCCATTGCAATAATAATTTCTCCTTTTGCCTCCTTATTTAGTCTATTTCTTTTTGCCCCAATATTTTGTTTTACTGGCTCATAGATATATCTAATATTTGGAATTGGAAGACATGTAAATAAATCCTCTACCTTATCAACCCCATCATCATAAATAATCCATTCCATCTTTTCTTTAGGATAATTCTGAGATTTATAGCATTCAATAAGATATTTAATAAAACGTCTTCTATTATATGTTGGTGTCACAACACTAATAAAAGGAAATGTTTCTAAAGCCATTTATATGTATATATATTTATATGTTTAGACCATTACTCGTTGTATAGGTGGTCTTTGTATTGGTATTACATTTGTAAAATGTGAAGGACTTATACTATCTTCTGGATTATACACAAAGGGAAATAATAATAGATTTGTTAATGGGTTTGATGTCCATCCTTTATGTAATGGGGCCCATAAAGCAAAAAATAAACGTTCTTTTTTAAGCATTGATGCTAGACCTAAAGCTAATGATAATGGAAATATTATAAATCCATAGATCATATAATATATAATATATGGTTGTGGCTTCTTGGCTCTAAAAGCAGCATTTGCAGCCAATGAAGAACCTAGCAATGCAAGTGCTAATACAATACAAAAAATAAGAGTATACATTGCATTTGTAAGAACTGTATTCATAAAGCGGCCTAAATTGAAATTAGTATCTTCTGGTTGCAATGATTCAAGGGATACACCTTCTGCTTTTGCTCGTGCTTCCAATGCCTCCGCTTTTGCTTTCAAATCAGCATTTGCCTGTGCTATTTGTCCAGGTGTCATTGACTTTGCTGAATTAAGAAGATTCTGTGATTCAACTTGTAGAGCAGTTAATGCTCCAGTAGTTGCAGAGGATACACCTGGTATTGACATAATAGCAGATCCTAGACCCCCTCCAATAGATGCAACAGTTCCTTGTAGATTAACAAGATTACTTTGTATATTATTATTATATATCTGTTTTAATTGATCTGCCGCCGGATCATATGTCGCTTTAATAAATGTATTTTGGAACCAATTTGTTATTCCATTAAAAAATCCAGTTATACTATCCATCTAAGAACTATATAGCATATTTCTTTCCACCCATACCCGCTACTACCTCAAAGAAATTAATTGTTTCTACATATAAATTTAAATTATATGTATACGTTGTATTTGGTGGAAGTGGATAAACATCAAGCTCTATTTGAAAGTTTCTAATACGTGATGAATTAATACTTCCACATGGTTGCTCATTTGGAGAATGCAATGAGAAAGTATATACTGGTATGAAGCTTTCTGTTGCACCAGTCATATATCTATATGGCATAACTTTTGTAAAAAAATCAACTGGTTTTTCTTGTTGTACTTCATTTCCATCTGCTAAAACTCTTATTGCTCGTAGAGTTTCAATTTGTCCTTGAGGTATTAATAAACCTGATGAAAAAGAATTCTGATAGTATTGAGTAGACCCTGGTGTAGGATTAAATGGTGGATTAGGGTATGAATACCAGTTTGTTAAATTTCCAAAATCATTTCTATAAAATGAATCTGATCTACGAGTTATAAATAATAATCTTGTAACTGGATTATGACATTCAACATCTAGCACCTGTCTATTATATAAACCAAGAAATGGAAACATTCGTACTTCATGATATAAATATGATAATGGTGCACTTGCAAATACACGTCTATCTTCATCCGTTAAATATATATATGTTGATTGTATACGTGCATTCAAAGGCCAATTATTAAAGTTAGGAAGTGTGTAGCCCCAATCGACTAAAAAGTTTTTTAATTGTACTGGCGTATCAACTACAGATACATAGTCAGGTATGTTTGTAGCTGCTGCTGCAGTAGTAGAAGAGACAGCATAACCTGGTGCTACACGAAAACCAGAGGCATCTAATACAGTATAAAGTTGTTGAACAGAATTTAGTGTTATTTGTATTTCACAATCGTGATATTGTAAACCAACAAGAGGTAATGCTTGACTTGTTGACTCGCAGAACCAAAATGGAAGTGGAACATGTATATCACGACCAAAAATAGAAGGACGATTTAATTGTGCAACAGTTGTTACACTATTATTTAATACATGGGGATATCCCTGATTTAGCTTTCCCCCAGCATAAAGACCATTGGTAGGATCTGTTAATTCATTTGTCTGACCAACAAGTGCTTCCCATTTTCTTAATTTATCAGTATCATAATCTAGCCTCGCTCGTGCCATAATGTATGTTCCATCAAACTCTTGTATCTTTGTTCCACCAACAAAGAATGCTACATTATTAATAATTGCGGCACCTAAATAACGTGTCCATTGAAACTCATTTTGACTATTAAATCCACCAGTTGGAGTAATAAATTTACTATATATATCTGGTATACGAAAACTAAAATACATATCTGATACTAAATCTCCAACACGTTCTATCTTAACTCGTAAGCTTATTGGCTTATCATAGTTTAATTCTGATGATCCTTCAAGAACTGTTGTTACACTTTCCATAGAAAAATGAGAATAACGACGGAATGCTTTATAAAAATAGGTAAATTGAGGATTTCCACTTAATATTACATTTTGTTGTCCATAAGCAACAAGTGTTAATAATCCTCCCCCAGTCATCTGTTTAACGTATTAAAAAAGAACACTAGTCTTTTAAATCAGTTTATTTTTGATTTGCCCACCAGCTATCTGAAAGAGTTATATTTGCACTATCAGAATCGGAAACTGTAATTTTAGATGGACCTTTTGATAATTGTTTTTGTATTTCATTAAAACTTAATGCATACCGGGTATATATAACATTACTTACTTTACCAGATATTGATCCTTTAAACATAATTGCTTCACTATTAGGTCGAGTAATTGTAAGATTATAATTACTAAAAAATGTTAAATTTTCATAATTTAAATATGGTACAGTATCGGTAAATAATAGTTTATCTGCAATTCTACCATTTACATGTACTTCAAGTGCATTTTTTTGAAAGTTTAATAATATATGAACCCATTTATCAATAGGCATATTCTCAACCTCAACGGTATGAAATGCATCAACATAACTATTTAATGCTATTACAAGTGTATTTGTATCTGATTTCATAAATACACCGGGAGCCAATAATGGCCAAGGTTTTGTATCAAGTCCTTTATAAAAAATATTTTTTAAACCAGCTTCCCCACTGAATGTATTTTTATCTACCCATAGAAAAAATCCATAAGAAAATTCAATACCACTACGTTCATTTTCAGATGGTAATAATGGGATTGCTTTACTACCATACCGATTAACATCTTGTCTTATAATTTGTAATGGTGTACTGGATGATGCTAATGTGTATGGTAACACATCTACATATCTATTTTTAACAGTTGTTGCCATACCAATAACAGATCTTACAATATAAAAAGCCAATGCAGATGCTAATACAGCGCCAAGACCAGCTCCTATTTCACCCGGAAAATTTACTTGACTTGGTCTATCCATGTTCTACTCTGTAATACAGTATAATTATTAAGCGCCAAACATGAATTTAATATAACTTAATGGATCATTTGTAGGACTTTTACCGGTTGGTCCAGCTAAATATGTTTTATATATATCATCGGGTGTTAATGCAACATTATTTACTTGTAGCTTAGCAAAATATCCATCAAAGCCAGGTGGATCTCCTTGTAGATATCTGAGTGTAGTACCTGTATTATCTACCTTATAATGATGTTTATATACGCACGATTTAACAAGTTTTCCATCTAAATATGTTTCACACACATTTGCATTTAATACAACACATATATTAACCCATTTTTGTAGTGCTATATCTTTTACATCACATGCAGCATCTGCATTTATTAATGATTCTTCAACATTATATGATTCGAAAAACTTAGATACATCTCTAGATAGTAATCTATTATCATGTAAGCGGGATGTTAGTAAGTTATTATCTTTTACTACAGATGCTCTACAACTACCTATAGTATTTGGATTTGTGTTAGCAGTTAATTGACCATTTGCATTAATATGTGAACTTAATTCAGCCTCACTACAATCATATACAATTCCAGCTCTACCAGTTAGAGCAGCACCACTTGCATCTGTATGTACACGTACTAATAGTGTAGGGGTTGTTGCCGCAAGAGCTATAAGTATTGTTGAGAATGCAGGTCCGTTAATTTCAACAAGATGCTTTCTTTGAGTTGCACGATATTGTCCATAGCTAGTTAAGTATATCCAAAAGTTAATTGTATACTCACCTCCTGCTGTTATAGCTGGAATAGCTATATCGTATTTAGCAGATTGATCAGCAGCAGCAGCAACCTCTCCTGCAAGTAATACTTTATTTGATGTTGTTTGTGCTTCATAAATAAACTTATATACAAAGAATATAACAAGTGCTACAGCAATAATAATAACTGCATAAATAAAGAAATTTAAACCATATTGCTTAAACCCTAAAGCTGGTTGTGTATTTCTTTCCATTCTCTTCTAATTAAAGATTATCTATATGTTCAGGTCCATTCATACATTGGGTTGGCAGATGGAAGAGTTATTGAATCAATGCATCCACCAGAAGAACATAATGAAGGAATTCCTGCAGATGGAATTGATAAGTTTGGTAAAGTTCCTAGGGTGAATGTCGGGGGATTTATATCAAATATAGGATCTCCACGAGTTGATATAAAGGAATTGTATGTTCGTGCAATAGATTCAGCAGATTGAATTGTTTTATACATTGTAAAGAATCCACAAGTTCCATCCAAAGATGTATGTCCAGCAACTACATCTTTTGTTAACGTACCAGAAGTGTATAACATTGCAGATGAATATTTAGAAAGTACAAGACGATTATTATAGTAAATATCATATCTACGACCGTCGCGTGAAATTGTTATCATTGTCCATTTTTGAAATGGTATCGTTGGCAATACAAATGTTTCAATATAAATATTTCTAGGATTTGTTGCTGGTGCTGTTGCTGGTGAATTATAAGCATTACCACTTGCATTACCCGCTAATTCTGTTTTTATTACTAATTGTGCCGATGCACGTCCTTGACGGCTTGCGTCTGGTGCTCCCAATATTTCTAGAATACATACTTCATTAATATTAAATAAGGGGATATATCCATTATGTGCACCATTAGTTATACATGTTGAGCAATTGGTTTCATCACATCTACAGAATGCATATCTTCCTGTAGTGCAGTTAGGATCTGATCCAGATTCATCCGTAGTAGTGCATGGTGTAGCTGTTGCGGTCTTTTGTATATTTGTTAAATATACAAATCCTTGGAATGATGCAGAATTATTTGTTTGAAAAATATTTTCTTTACTTAGTGTTGGAAGGATATTTCGAACATTTAAATCAAAATGACCTTTATCATCAGGATGGGTTCCACCAAATGGAAGTGGTACTAGTGTAAGTATAAAAAACAATAATATTGCAATTATTATTGTTCCAAATATTATATATTCAGTCGCTATCATCTATTATCAACTCTTAAAAAAACTAGCTGGTGCAAGTGTTGGTGTAAGATTTCTAATTTGATCACCTGTTAATATATTATTATAATATGCTATATTTCCTAATTTAATTGATTCACCTATATGAGTTGTTGGTCCATAAAATTTATAAGTAGTATCTAGTGTTGCACGATCTAATACTCTTATTCCTGTTGTTGCAGTGGTTATTTCATTACCATTACCATTAGTGTTTGTATGATTTGTTGCATCTTTTGTTGTTAAAAACACTGCTGAACCAATAGGATATGTTAACACAAGTTCCTTATTCATATATACTTCTACAAATGTTGTTCCTAATACCATTGTTATTTGAAATGGTTGACGGATTGGTATATTTTCAATAGGTGGTAGCAATTCTAAAAATCTTATAGTTGAAAATGGAGTTGTAAGTTTAGGTGAACTTGTTATTACACCAACACGTAGATCATTTTTAACAGAATCAATGTAAATAATAAAATTTGCTGAAGTAAATTTAGTAAGTATATCTGTTACTGTACTATCCATTAGTAGTGGAACCTTTGTGAGACTTCCAGTGTATTCATTTATAGTATTGTCTAGTGTAACTGCAGAAGAATTGGAATTATATAACAATACTCGTGGAATAGTAGTTGATCGATATGTTCCATCTAAATAACAATCAAAACTCAATGTAAAATCTGATTTTTTAAGAGTTAAGCCTTCTCCAAAATCTAAAGTAGTGCCATTTGTTATTGGTCTTGTACTAGCCAATACCTTACTTTGAAGATTTGTAACAATTGGTACAGGTACTGTATCAATATTAATAAATGAAAATATCTTGACCTTTGTTGTATATTGAACAACAATCAATATAATAAATACAATTAGACTTACGACACCTATAAATAATACTATTTTCATAGTATTTTTTAGAGTTTGAAAGATATCCATCTATATTGTTTTCTTCTTTTTTAATGTTCTAGCATACTTATGTAGATCTCCTTTCTTTGTATCAAAATTAATCTTTTTATAATATTTCTGTGTTTCTTTAGTTTTGCAGTCTGCTAAACCCTCACGAAGGTAACATACAAATGATATACGTGTAAATTTTTGATCCCCACCAAGTGTGCCCGTAGAGGGATCTTCAAAATGAATCTGTGGTAAGGCTTCATTAAATTTCTTTTGTGCAGCTGTTTCCCACATTTCAGTATTACAATGAAATTCATGTACATTCATTGCTAAGTAGTCCCCAGTACGCACATTAAATCCAATCTTGTATCGGGGAAAGATTGTATAACCACCACTATAATGACCACGTTCTATTGCTGATAGATTTCCAAAGCCTTGACGGAAATCTCCATCATCCATGTGTACACCAGTTCTAAAATTTCTGTTTATTGTGACGGATGAAAATGCAGTATCTTCAATTTGATATGATTTTTGTTTACTTGCTCTTTCATGTTGTGCTTTATATTCTTTGGGCGTAAGAGCCTTAAAACATGTATTTAAAAATTCAATATATGGTATACCTGCTCTATAATTTTCAAAATATCTTTGAGTATATGATGTTAATCTACATGGAAGTTTCATAAATGGTGTTTCTTCAAAGTATCCTAATACACTGCTAAATACAAGATTATTTACACGCATTTTAGATAATTTTCCATCATGCATATAACGTGTAGACCATTTATTAACTTCTACAGGCTTACGTTTTTTCCAATACTTGCTCTTTAATTGAATAGGCCCAGCAGCTGCACCACGATTCCGGCTTGTTGCTGCAGTTTCATAAAATGCCATCCATCCTGTGTGTATTATATCTTTTGGAATAACATTTTTACGAAACTTTGCCAATAATTCTTCCTTTCCATCCGCATTTACGGTATAAATATCAACATCAGTATTATATATTTTAGTTGCATCTTTATCCGTGCACAATGTTCCTTCTAAAGCTGCAACTTCTTCAGCTGATAACTGTGCTGATACAACAACTTTTAATACATCTTTTTTAAGAGGTCGTGTAGCAGCTTTTGGTATTTGAACACCAGTTGCAATATTTTCTAAATTATCTCTCATGCCTCTGATTTAGAGAAATAATATATACCAAGACCTGCAGCAAATAGTATTCCAGCTCCAATGAATCCTCCCTTTATCATTGAACGCATATCAATCTCCTGAAAATCATGTGTTGATATGACCGGTGAGATATTTCGTGCACCAATGCGTTTGATATATAGGATTGCTTCTAGCTCTGTAAGTACTGGTTTATTTAAGGATTTATTTACCTCATTATGTAGCATTACAGTCCATTTAAATAAATCATCTCGTCTATCTAAATACGGCCCTAAGGGATTTTTCCGTAGATGATCTTTTAAATGTTCTCGGCATATTGGACATGGTAAGAGAAATTGTAGGGATTCAAAAAATTCTTTTGCGGATTTTTTATCAGTATAGCTTGGTTCTTTTGGATAAGCTAATGCAATTGTGTGAATTGTTAGCCAAAAATAAGGCCCCCATACGGATGGTGGTAGTTTCATACTATTTAATTTATATATAGTATAGAATGTCAAAAGCTTGTCCGCACTATCTTGCGTATACTTTCGCTCATTGGCTAGCTGCAGTTCTTATTGCAGCAGGTGGAACACAAATAGATGTGCTAGATATGAATAATAGTGGAGTTTACTTTTTAGTTTCATTAGCTACACTCGGTATACTATTTACATTAGCCTTTGTACCAAATGGGATACTAAAGTATATTTTATTTATAACATTTTCTTTGCTAATAGGATTAACTTTACAACCACTAGAAAACCGGCTACAAGAACAGGGTTTATTATTTGAAGTACTAATACTATCTCTTGGTATATTTTTACCAATGGTTGCATTAGGATTTTATGATAAATTAAATTTACTACCTTGGACAAATTATTTAATGGCAGGATTATTTGGACTAATTATTGCACGCCTTACTTTGCTTGGTTTAGCAATGACTGGATATTATAATGATAAAAATATACGTACAGCATCAAAAGTATTATCTACATTTGCAGTAGCACTATTTGCTTTATTTACAACTTATGATGTAGAAAATCTTAGAATTGAAGCAAAAGCGTGTAAGGGAAATCCTGATTATATTGATGCTTCACTAGGTCTCTTTTTAGATGCATTAAATTTATTTGGAAGCGTTGGTGATATTTTATCAGATTAGGTCTAAACATAGAAAACATAGAAATATAGAGATTTATGAAATTTCAAAAAAAATCAACATACTGTAGTAACTGTGGACTCTATGGTCATTATATTAAAAATTGCATTTCTCCTGTAACAAGTTATGGCTGCATTGTATTTAAATTACCTAATGGATTTAATCAATCTGAAGAACTCTTAAAAGAACCAACCTCATTATCAGGATTTGAAAAAATAAGTAAAGATATTCAATATCTTATAATACAGCGAAGAGATAGTTTAGGATTTATAGAAATTATGAGAGGAAAATATAAACTATCCGATATTCGTTATATTGAATATCATATTTCTGCAATGACCGTTGAAGAACATAGAAAATTATTATCTGATGATTTTGATGAACTATGGAATAACCTCTGGGGTACACCTAAAGAACAAAGTATAAACTATAAGAATGATAAAGAAAATGCGCGGCTAAAGCTAGATAGTCTTAGACAAGGAATTGATGATGGTAATGGTAAAATATTAACACTTCAATCAATAATATCTTCTGTAGGAAAGTCTTGGGATTCTCCAGAATGGGGATTTCCAAAGGGTCGTCGTGATCCACGGGAAACAGATCTACAGTGTGCATTACGTGAACTGTATGAAGAAACAGGTGTTTTAGAAAATGATGTAGTATTAATTAAAAATCTTGAACCAATAAGCGAAACTTTTTTTGGTTCAAATCATATTCATTATTGTCATAAATATTATTTATTACAATACAATTCTTCAAAAGAACTAATTTATGATGAAACGAATGCACACATGACACAAGAGATTGGTGATTTACAATGGTGCAATTTAGAAGAATGTTTGACAAAAATACGACCTGATAACATTGAAAAAAAAGAAGTCTTGCTACGGGCAAGTAGTCTATTACGAAATTATTGTCCGCTACGTATGTTTTAAATATTCTTAACTTTCTTATATTCTACTAGATGGATTCAATATCTAGTAATGAAGAAATATTTAGTCAATGGATATCAACAGCAGATATAAGTGGTAGAACAAACCTCTTAAAAGAATCAAAATATCGTGGTTTATTTCCAGATAATATTGATTTAGATACAGTATACGGACTTTATCCTGAAGTACAAAGTAAAGATTTTTTAATTAAATTATTTCATAAACAAGAATTTTCTGAAAACAAAATGAAATCTCTTAATGATTTAGCAACATGCAATGGAAGTGTAGAATTTCAATTAAGTCCAGTACAACGATTTGTATCAACATATCTTTCTGCAAAAACACCATATAATTCTGCATTACTATATCATGGGGTTGGTGTTGGTAAAACATGTGCAGCAATATCTGCTGCAGAAGCATATTTATATATTTATCCTATGAATAAAGTCATGATTGTTGCACCACCAAACATTCAACCAAATTTTATAAGAACTATTTTTGATATAGCTAATGTAGTTATATCACCAAGTCCTGATTTACCAAATAAACATAATGGATGTACTGGTAATTTATATTTAGAATTAACTGCTTGTATCTTTGAAAAGGATATCCGTGTTATTGAACGAAAGGTAAAAGCTTGTATAAGAGAACGTTATGAAGTCATGGGATATGGTCAGTTAGATACACATATTAAAAATATTATGGCAAAAGTTCCATCAAAAAGAATAACAGAGGCTCTACAAGCTGAATTTTCTGGACGATGTTTAATTATTGATGAAGCTCATAATTTAAGAGATATTCCTGGTGAAAAAAAAGATGATGCATTAGATTCTACGGAAGAAGAATTAACAGTAGCTGCACAAGGTAAGAAGTTAACACCTACATTGCTACGACTACTAGAAGATACTGAACATATGAAACTTATATTATTAACTGCAACACCTATGTATAACTCTTATTTAGAAATAATATTCTTATTAAATCTATTACTTACAAATGATAAACAAACAACACTAAGTAGTCGTGATATATTTGACCCAAAAGGAAACTTTATAGATGGTAGTATTGAAGAATATTTAGCACCTGCACTTCAAGCATACGTAAGTTATATGCGTGGCGAAACACCAGTATCATTTCCAATACGTTTAATGCCATATGGAATAAAGGAGTTAAGATCATGGATGGCAAATGATCCAGCTGGTAATCCTATAAATTTAAGTGATATTGAACGTGAAAGATTACTAAAGCTACCATTAACACCTGTGCATTTTCCTAGGCACGAATCATTACCTTCTACATATAGTGAATATACAAAATATGTTAAAACATACGTAGACACCTATGGATTAGGACTTGATAGTATTAATACGCTTGTACAAGCGGGAAACTGGGTATACCCTTCATTTGATAATGATTTTGACTTTGAAACACGTATTCGTGATAAAGGATTTGATTCATGTTTTGATAGTTATGAATATTCAGTAAAGAATTTTATAAGATTTAAATCTAAGTTAGGAAAACCAGAATGGCTTTTAGCAGATCCAATTGATAAAGATTCGCCAAAATTACATGATTATTCACCAAAAGCATCATTTATAATAAAGCGTATACGTAATACAGAAGGTCCTGTATTTATATATAGTCGTTTTATTAAATCTGGAGCTTTACCACTTGCCTTAGCATTAGAGGCAAATGGTTATACACCATGGAATAGAGATGAACGTGGTTTACTTGTAGATGGAAATCAATTACCTGATGGACGGCAGTGTGCAAAATGTTCTTTTAGAGAAAAGATGCATAAGGGATTAGATCATCCATTTGTAGCGGCAAAATATGTATTATTAACTGGTAGCAAAGATATTAGTCCAAACAATAATGCTGCAATAATAGCAGAACGAGGATCTAATAATTATGATGGTAGCGTGCTAAAGGTTGTTATTGGTTCAGAAGTTGCAAGCGAAGGTATTGATTTACGTTATATACGAGAGATATATGTATTTGATAGTTGGTATCACTTAAATATGATGGAACAAGTATTGGGGCGAGGAATAAGAACATGTAGTCATATTCATCCAAATATACCAGAAACAAAACGTAATTGTACAGTATATTTATGTGTTTTAACATATGAAGAAACTTCAATTGAAACTGCAGATTTATATTTATATCGTATTGCCATGATGAAGGCTTTGCAAATGGGTAAGGTAACACGTGTTATTAAAAAATATGCACTAGATTGCAACCTAAATTTGAATGTAAATATTATACAAAGGCTAAAAGATCGTATTCAAATTAATGCGCAGCAAGATCCTAGTGAAGGAATACTAACTGATATAAATGATAAAAATTATACAAATATGTGTGATTGGATGGAATGTATATATACATGTGCAATACCTATTGAAATTAATTTAGATAATAAATCAGATACACATGCAAAGATTAATACACTAACTTATAATGGAACTACAAGTCATATAAATACATTAACATATGATGATTATACCGCACATTGGAGAGAAGCTGAAGTTAAAAAGGCAATACGAGCAATATTTCAGTCAGAATTAAAAGATGAATCTTTAATGATGGTACGACTTGAAGATTTAAGAGAATTTATGTCTGCAATACCTGATGAAGCATTGTTTTCTATACTACATGATATTGTGAATAATAAATCATTTCGTTTACTTGTAAATGGAAAAGAAGGTTATTTAACATATAGAAATGGCTTCTATTTATTTCAACCATTACTTATTGAAGATTTAAGTATTCCATTATCACTACGTATTTCAGAATATCCTGTAAAAGTTGATAGTTATATGCCAATTAAACGTAGCGTACAAGTAGAAGAAGTACATGTAGAAACAGATATTCAAAAATTCTGGCAAACAATTGTTCAATGGTCAAAAGCTATTCAAAAAAAAATAATTGTGCAAAAAGGTATGTCAATCAAGGTTCCTGCATATGTTTCTACTGTTATATCAAAGAAATATTTTGGTGATGCTGATAGAATAAAATATACAATTCAAGGTCTTGAAATGTTTCAATGGTATTACTATATTATGAAAGAAAATACAACCTATAGAACTGTGCTGGGAATAGTTTTATTAGAATATGTATGGGATACATGCTTAACATTTCAAGAACAAATTCAGCTCTGTAAGATACCAGATGAACTTATATATGATGTTGCTAAAGAACAAATCTTAGCATCTGGTAAATATTTTCGCTATATGAGCCTTCAGAGTCCATACAAATTGAAATATTGGTGTGGTGATAAGCAATGTCCTGATGCATTAAGTAATGTCTTAGATAAAGATTCTAAAGATCCATATGCTAAGCTAGAAGCAAATATAGAGACATCAGGACCAATATATGGATTTATTGTTCCACGAGACGGAGGATTTTTAACATTTAAAACAAATGAAAAGGTTGCAGCTGTTGGCATTCCTCCTGGTGATGGAGAAGAATGTAAAATTATTCAAAAAGTATCTCATCATTTAACCATGTTGTATAAAATAGGGGTAATACTTGTAGCTGAAGGATTTCCTGACTTTGATTTAACATCAAGTGTATTATATAAAAAGAAAACAGTAAAGGGTGCTGAAGACGTTGAATCACGTCAAGTAGAAAGTGCAATACGGTATTGTGCATTAAAAGAAATAATATTACGATGGATGGATATTAGTAAGGTAGGAAATAAGAGATGGTTTTATAGGCCAATATCAAGCAGTAAAACAAAGCACAATGCAAAAGCAAAAAAATAATAAAATTAAATCTAGGTTAAGGAAACTAATAAACATATATATAGAATGGAACATTCAGTGCTTTTTGAAGAACAGGTTGCATTAACTCCTAAAGATCTATCTAAAGTTATTACTTCATTAAATGTTGTTCTTTTAGAAAAGCTAAAACTGAAGCTAGAAAATAAATGTTCTCGCCATGGATTTGTGTTACCAGATTCACTAAAACTATTGTCTCGTTCTTTAGGAAAATCATCAAATGGAAGATTTGTAGGAGACTATATGTTTTATATTCAGCTTCAAGCCAATGTTATAAATCCTCCTGATGGTATCATATTATCTGGAGAGGTCTTAAGGAAAAATAAAATGGGAATTTATCTTCATATTAAAAATGCAATTCGTGTTATTATTCCCCGTGATCTACATATCGGCAATGAAGAGTTTGAAAATTTAAGTATTGGTGATAATGTGAATGTTGAAATTAAGAAATCACGATTTCAGGTTAATGATGATTCTATTCTTAGTGTTGGTATCTTTAGATCTAAAGTTGCTAAAGATATTATTAATGATGAGTTGGATGAAGATGAGTTGGATGAAGATGAGTTGGATGAAGATGCGGAATCAGAAGAATCAATAGAAGATATAGATAACGTAGAGAATAATGAACTATAATGAAATTGAAGACTATGAAATACGTAAAGAGTTTTTAGAAGATTTAAAACTTTTAAATAAAACGGAACAAGAAGAAATTTTTCGTATTATTAAAACATCAAATACACAATATAGTGAAAATTCTAATGGTATTTTTTTTGATATATCTAAAATTCTTCAGGCTACATTTTTAGAAATGCAAAAATTTATGAACTTCTGTAAAAGTAATAGAAAAAATTTTGAGTCGCGAGAGATTGAAGAAAAGAAAGCCCAAGATGTTATTAACGGTCTAAACATGTAGGTCCTATATATATTAGAGTAAAGTATGGATCAAATATTAACATGGATTGCACATAATCCAACTAAAGATACTACAGTTAAACGTATATGCATTCAAACATGCAGTGATACAAATGACGCAACGGATACCCCAGTGGTAGGTCCCGGCGGAGTAGGGGTTGTTCCTCTTGATCCTCCTGGACCCGTTTCTCTGTATTTGTGGAACACAAATCCCGAGTATCGTGCTGGAAACTTTTTAAATAGAAAGACAATTCTCCGATCATTTCTTGTAGAAATCAATGAACGATTTGATAAAGAGTTAAAGGGTCGTGCATGGTCAAAGAATCTTGTATTATCTCAGCTTCAAGAGCAAGAGTCTGCTGCAGTATCTCCTCCTCAAAAGACATTTGAGTTAAATAAGGCATTATGTTATGTATTAGGCTTCCAATATATTGAGATTGATGAAATTCATAAAAAAATGTATGTATACCCCGAGGATCTACGGACTTGGTCGGCATTGAACCCGGTATATTTAGCCTCTTATGGTTGTCGCAGTATATATACAAAAAATCATTTAGAAGAAGCTCGTACTTTTTTTAAGACATGGTTTTTTAATCTAGAGGCATCAGGATATAGTTATACATGGCCTACAACGGATGGAACACTAAAAGAACTCAAAGAAAAAATATCTCAGTTTCAACTAACTCTAAATACTGCAAAGCCTAAAAAGGAGGAGTTAAGTATATATTTAGGAAAAGCCGAATCAATTCGCCATATTAATAGTGAGTTTGTATAAAATTGATTGTGTATTAAAACATAGTCTAGTAGATATTAAGAATGGAGCTGTATTCTGCTGAAGCTACTCAAATAAGAAAACAAATAGAAGAATGGTTAATTCATCCAGACCGTGAATTAGAATGCACATTTGGAGGTGGTTCTGTTGATGCAACTACTTTCTTTGCGGTTGCACAACGTTTAAGATCAAAGGGATTTCGTGAACTTTCTCAAGAAGATCGTCTAACAATAACAACACCTGAACATGTACGTTTTACAATTCAAGGACTTGGTGTAATCCAGCAGTACTGTCGCGATGATACACTTGCGGGAAAACCATATGTTGCAATGATTAAGGATAAAGCATCTTTGGAAGGTGAAGTAGATCTAGATGATTACGGTGTTCGTATGAAAACACGACGTGAAGTATCACTTTCACGAGATGATCCTCGTATAACAGATTTATTTACAAGCTGGGGAAATCAGCGAAAGGCATTTCGTATGATTCGTCGTTGGAGCTTTGAAGAAGATGGACTACGTTATGATCTATCTATTGTACGCAGCACGTTAAAGGATTCAAAAGGATCTTATAAATGGGTACGAAAGTTTAGTGATCAGAATTTAGTATCTCATCCATACATTTATGAAATTGAGGTAGAGCTCTTAAGAAAATCGGATGATACTGCTGAGTCTGCAATGAAACGGGCAATTAAGGGAACAGGTGAAGTACTACGTGGTATTCAGAAGTCTACAATTTTACTACGTAAATCTAAAAAAGAGAAAGTACTACAGGCATATGGTCTACCACGATTTCTTGGCTGTTCATCTGTTACCTTAGAGGAGCGAAACTTTAATGCATTAGTTGAGAATGTTCCAAATATTCGCAGTGGATATAATGTAACAGATAAGGCGGATGGTCTTCGTTGTTTAGCCTTTACAGATGCAAAGGGTGAACTCTATTTAATTGATATGGGTATGAATGTATATAGAACTGGTTTAGAAAATGAAAAATGTAAAAATTCTATTGTGGATGGTGAATGGGTTACACGTACACGATCAAAAGAACCGATTCAACAGTTTCTTGCATTTGATATATATTATGCAAAAGATAAAAAAGATGTTAGCCAATATCCATTTTATACTGAAGATAAAAGTAATTTAGATACACGCCATAATCAATTAAAAATATGGATTGAAAATTTTAATAGTGATGGTCCAAAGAAACTATTACCATATTTAACTGCACAAATTCAGCTTCAAGTAGCTATGAAAAAGTTTCTATTTGCAAAAGCTGGAGATCTTTCTATTTTCAACAAAGCAGCAAATGTATTAGATACTCATCGTATTTATTATACAGATGGTCTTATATTTACACCAAATGATCTACCATTACCAGGATATAACAAGGAAAAGGGTGTACTAAAAGCAGCTTCTACATTTTATGAGCAATTTAAATGGAAACCATCTGAGGATAACACCATTGATTTCCTTGTGAGATTTGAAAAGATACCAGATTCACCAACAAATGACCTTGTATCTGTTGGTATTAAACCAGATACAAATGAGGCAATTCGTTATAAGACAATGAGACTCTTTGTAGGAAGTGCAAAACCAAAAGCATATAATCCACGTGATATGATATTATTTGAACGAAAGAACGATGCTCCCGGTGAGCATAAAGATTATAGACCTGTACCATTTTACCCAAGTGATTATTATGATACAATGGCATCTGTTGCATATGGTACCATTAATCTAGATAATGCTACACAAGAAGAATATATATCTACTGAACATAACAACGAACCCATTCAAGATAAATCAATTGTAGAAATGCGATATGATCCATCAAAACCACGTGGTTGGAGATGGATCCCCCTACGTATTCGTCACGATAAGACTGAGCGGCTACAAAAGGGAACTTTAGAAAGAACATTAAATTCTGAAATGGTTGCAAATAGTGTGTGGAGTAGTATTCATGCCCCTATTACTGAATCAATGATACGGAGTGGTAATAGTCAGCCAAATGAAAAAGAGGCGGTTAGAAGCTTAGAAAAGATTGAAGAACGTGATACAATGGCACTAACATATTTTAATCGCAAAGGTCAAGTAAAAGATGAAAGTTTTGTACGAGGTCTTCGTGAATTTCACAATCATTATATTAAGGAAGTTGTGTTATACAGTGCATGTTTAAAAGGCGGTGGAAAGAAATTAATTGATATTGCCTGCGGAAAAGGTTCTGATATTCGTCGGTGGAGTCAAGCAGATGTAGCTTTTGTTCTTGGAGTAGATACTGCTGGTGATAATATTACAAATACAGAAGATGGATGCTACTCTCGTTATATTGAATATGGCAGACGCAATAAAGGCAAAACACTTGCACCAATGGTCTTTGTTGTAGGTGATTCTAAGAAGCGCTATATTGACGGTCAAGCTGGAGCAACTGATGAAGAGCGTGATATTTTACGTAGCATCTTTGGAAAACATAGACCACTTGGGCCAATTCCTCCATACATTGATAAGATCGCTGCTGGTGAGTTATCTAGTGGTGCAGATGCAATGGTTTGCATGTTTGCACTTCATTACTTCTTTGAGAATACATCAACATTAAATGGTCTATTATATAATATTAGCAGTAGTCTAAAAATTGGCGGATATTTCTTTGGCTGCTGTTTTGATGGTGAATCTGTCTTTAATTTCTTAAAAACAACTACAGAGGGTTCATCAAAAACAGGTACAGAAAAGACATCATTATTATGGTCTATTCGTAAAGAATATTCGAATAGTGAACTTCCGTATACAGAAGAATCACTTGGTCTTAAAATTAGTGTTGACTTTATTAGTATTGGTTCTACACACACAGAGTATTTAGTATCATTTCCATACTTTGTAGAGCGTATGAAAGAGTACGGTCTTGAATTATTAACATCTCAAGAGTGTAAAGATATTGGGTTAGAGCATTCAACTAATCTATTTAGCAAATCATTTGATATGACACGTGGTAAATATAATATGTCTGATATTGTAAAACAGTTTTCATTTCTAAACAGATGGTTTATATTCCGTAAGAAATCTGATTATGTTGCGGCAGTGGAAGATACACTAGTTCAACCAGGCTTAGAAGCAACTGTAAAAAAGAAGAAAGATAGTATTGCTAAGACAATTACTGCTTTAGGAGATAATTTAGCAATAACACAAACAGAGGAACCTGCAAAGGTTATACTTGCAAAGGAAGAAATACAGAATGAAACTGAAGCTATTTATAGCCCTACAGACCCAATTGCAAGAACAATTATGGTTGATGCAGGTCCAGCTGCTCAACCCGGTAAAACATACGCTAAAAATGAAGTATATCAATTCTACATTGGAGCTGCATTAGAAGATAAACTAAAGATTAAAGATCCCGGTGCAGCGCGCTGGTTATCACCGTCTGCAAGATTTATTATTAATGAAGATGGTATATCATATCCATCACTAGATCATTATTTAGCTGCAATGATGTATAAACATGCATCAAATAAACCCGATCTTGCTGAAAAGATCTTTAGTCGCAACGGTAGTATTCATTTAGGGTATACGCGTAAAAGATTAGAAGAAAGTCAAGGCGAAACAAAGTCTATTTCAGAAAGACGTGATTTTGAATTAATAAAAGAAGAAGTGCATGATATTAAAGAAGCAATTTCACCAAAAGCTTTTAAACAATATGGAGCGGTATTTAACGCAAGTCAATATGCAATTCTAAAAGATCAACTGTTGAAGGCTGCGGTTTCTCAGAGGTATGAGGGTGATGAGCGATTAAGAAAGATTCTTTCGGCAGCACGTAGCCAAAATAAATATCTCTTATACTTTACTTATGGATCTGTAAGTGATCTTGGAGGAATGCATAAGTCCGATGGATCTATTGTGGGAGATAATAAGCTTGGAAAACTTTATATGGAACTTGCTGGGTATTAAATAGATGAATAAGAGCACAAGAAAAATAATATTTGGATTACTTGGAACTATTTTATTAACCTTATTTTTAATACAAATTATGCCAAAAAAAAAGAATACATAATAGAATGGCAAAGAATAACATGAATAATATGAATAATATTTTATTCCCGGCTGTGTGTGTTTTATTTTTAATGTTTGGTATATATGAATTATACAAAGCAAATAAATTAGCTGCACAGATATGTGAAAAAAAGTTAGAATCAGCTGGAGCACAAGCAACAGTGAGCCCTGCACCAAATGCCATTGCGGTTGCTAACCCTAAAGAACAAGAAGTACAAAAGGTACAAGGATTTCGCAACAACAGCCGTCGTTAAAAAATTGATTGTTTCATTGTTTTTATTGTTTTTATTGTTTAAAGCACTACAACATAGTTAGTATATAATGCCCCAGCCATGGCAAAAGCTTACAATTACAAATAAGCATCCAAGAGATGACCATATTGTATTTCATGAACCAACTCACACATATTATGTGGATGGCTCATCTGAAAAATATATTAGTTGTACAAAGTTTCTACACGAGTTCTTTCCTCATTTTGATCCAGATGTTACAATTGAAAAAATGATGAAATCTAAAAAATGGACTTCAAGCGTATGGTATGGGATGACACCAACTGAGATTAAAAATGAATGGAATTCTAAAGGAAATGATGCAAGTAAGGCAGGTACTGCAATGCATTTAGCAATTGAGCAATTCCTCCATGGTAGTCCAGAAGAGATATGTCCAGAAACATATAGTACAACAGAATGGAAATATTTTATGAACTTTTGGAATGATGTATCTGGAGATCTTGTGCCTTATCGCAGTGAATGGGAAGTATGGATGGATGAATTTAAATTGGCTGGTTCTATTGATATGGTATTTTATAGAAAATCTGATAATTCATATGTTATTTATGATTGGAAAAGATCAAAAGAAATAAAGACATCTAATAATTTTGCAAACGGATATGGTCCTGTAAGCCATTTACCAGATTCTAATTATTGGCACTATACTTTACAATTAAATACATATAAGTATTTCTTAGAAAAGTATTATGGGCTACATATAAGTGATATGTATCTTGTTATTATTCATCCAGAATCTAAAAATTATAGACAGCTACGACTAAATCATTTAGATACAGAAGTTGTAGAAATGTTAGCTTGTAGAACACGTGCTTTAGAACTTGGTATAAATAAAGCAATTGTACTCCCTCTTCCAGAATGTAGTTTTAGCGAGGAATAAATATGTCTGGAACATCCTCGTAATTTAATGGAACTGGCTTACTTCCTTTTACAAGTAGCCCAGAACCACTATGAGTTATAACAAAAATATAAAATGGCCGTGTCTCTTTTCCTTTTGGATAGTATTGTATTATTGGTGCTGGTGGAGTATCTGTTAATAAATCAACCTGTGCAACAGACGCCTTTTTTGCTAACATTGTATTTAATAACTGATTTGCTGTAAAAGTGGCACCGTATTGCTTAGCTTGCATACCTAAGTAATTCACAATTGGTTCTAATGATGCCCCTTTTGATATTTCATAGTATTTTAATTTAGAAACCTTTGGATCATCTGGATTTAAATATGCTTTTAATTCTATTGATAAATCTTGTAGGTGCTCTTGTGCTTGTGGCTGTTGTTGTTGTTGTTGTTGTTGTTGTCCTTCTACCTTTATTCTTACTGGCGCCTCACTTGCAGATATTTCTTCAAAATGTTTAGGTATTTCAAATCCTTTAATTGTCCATGAATGACGCAATAATTCAAACCATCCTAAACTATTTTCTGGTACAACATATTGGTCTCGTTTTTCACCAATATATACAGGTTCATCTAAAAATACTAGTCTAGATATTTTATTATTAAAAATCTCTTTTCTTTTTATAGAATATCTTAATATTTCATCAAATAGACGAAGCATTAATAACTTTGCAAGATTAACATTTTTATGTGTTTCACTTATATGTATTTTACATGTAGAACTACTGCTACTCCATACACACTGATTTGTACATGATTCTTCAGTTTGTAATCTACAATCTTTTCTTAGCAGTGTTGCAGTCGGATTTGGATTATTTGAAGTACTAAAAAATGATGCTATAATCGGTCCAAGTAAAACAATAAGTCTTCTTCGTTTTTCTTCTAAAGTTAACTTATTTTCAATAATATCTGACATTAATAATTTTTTTGCTTTTAATCCTTTTGTATCTAACCATCCTGCAAATGTTATACGTAAATATTCATAGATTTCATTTAAATTTTTTTCTCTTAGTAGATTATCTTCAATTTCTTGCGTTGCACTATCTTCGCCAAATTGTATTTCATAATCAATATCCCATTCAAGTTCATCAATGTATATTTCACTATATCCGTCAATTGGCTTAATATCAGTACGTGCTACTGGAATATAAAGTTGATTTTCTAACTGACATGCAATTATTTGACGACCTGAATTTACAATATATTTAGGTTTATAACCATTATATAAAGGAAATTTACCTACTATATATGTATTGTATATACGTAGAGTATTTTCAATAGATTCTAAAGGTAGAGTGTTCCAATTTAAAAATAATTCATATTCTATACTTAATATGCCATCATCAACAACTGGTAGTGCTACAAATGCTTCTTTTTCACCTCTTTTTTCTTGTAATACTAAAGCAGCAACATGATTATATGAATCTCTTAATAATCCAGCAATATGAAATCCAGGTTTTTCAATCGCTATATTACGTAGCACACGCAATCCTTCTGTTAATGGTATCATAGAATTAGAATCAATATAAGATCTACTTGTATATACAGTTCTGCCAGGTCCACTACATAGTTTTGTAAAATCACTCCATAATTTCTTTACGCTAGATGGCCAAATATCAATATACATTCTTTGAAAAAAACGATTTGCTTTTATTGTAGTATATGGTTTTTTCATTGTATCAATGTGAAATATTGGTTCCCATATACCTTCATGTGTATGCAATAAAAATGCAACATTATTATTTGCCATTAATTCTGAATTATATCCATACGAGGGACATCTTAGCGATACATTTCCATCTTTTGCAAGATCAATAACAATAAGTGTTAATCCAACTGCATTACCTCCTGATATTAATTTACTTTGTGCAAGAATATGTGCAAAATGTCTATATTCTTTTAACTTATCAGAATCTAACCATCTAATAAATGCATTATAGCTTTTATATATTCTATCAATTTCTAATTTATTTTTAGATGAAAATCTTATACTCAGCTCGCCCTTTTTATCACCATATCCATTTGCCCAACTACGCAATGCTTCAGGCTCTAATCCTGGATCTGCAGGATTATAAAACTCTGTTACAAGATTTCCGTAGTTTAGATTGACAAATACACGTGGTGTTATAATAGTTTTAAATAATTTCTTCATTTGTTTAGCAGATCTTTTACCATAATAAGGGGCTAAGGCTGCTAAAAAACTATCATTTCTATAACGTATACGATTATCTACACCTACTCTTAAAAACCCAACCGCATTTGGTGTTATTTTTTGTGGATTTGATATTCTTGATACAAGTTTTGAAGAATCTTGTGCAAATAAAGTGTCTAATTCTTTTGGCAACAATCCTATTTGTGGACCTGTTTTATCTCCAAATTCTAAAGGCATTTTTTCTTCTCCAACAATATACTTTGTTTCAATTGAATTTATTGTTGTTATATAATCTATACGAGCTAATCCAGGATCTTGAGTATCTTCATTTTCATCATCAGTATCATCATCTTCATATACTGCTTCTCTATCTTGAGGTGTCTCTTTTTTTTCAAATCCACTAAGTGTTTCATTATATGTTATTGTGTCAGGTGTAATAAAGCAACATGGTAGTGGAAGTCCATTGGGATGAGGAGATTTTTTTAGAAAATTTATCCATAAATGACGCTTTGTAGATTTAGGTTTTTCTACACGGCGTAATACAGTTTCATTTGGTCCAGGATGTTTTCTATCTCTTACAAGCTCACCTCTACAAAATGGACATGTTTTTTCATCCTTTACCCAGCTCTCACTTCCATCTGCTTCTACAATAGGACGACGTAGTCTTGTATTATAAAAATCATGTTTAAATATAACAATCTCATCTCTCATACAAAAATATTCACTGCATAAATAGTAATGATCTTTTTCATGAATTTTACCTCTTATTTTAGGATTTGATCCATATCGTAATACTGTTACTGTCTTATCTGGATCTGTATTCTTATCTATTGTATCTTCTAAATTTTTACTAGGATCAGTAGGATCAGGATCTAATGGATATACATGAAAATTTATATCAATATCTTGCGGAAGTCTTTTATATTCATCTTTCATTCTTTCAAATTGCTCACGTGTTAGTACAGCTGGTTGTCTCATTTCATTTGCTGCACATTTTGATACATAGCTACTTTGTGATTTATCTTTAATTTCATAATCGTATAAATCTGGATCTGATTGTTTCAACTTACGTATAAAAAAATTTGCAATTCCTTGTTCAGCATCTTCAACCTTTTTTGTAAATACAACTTCTTTTAACTCTTCACGTGGAGCTTCTGGTTTTTCTACTAAATCAGATATTTTTACCTGTGTATCAGTATCTTCATCTGGAAAGTCTTTTAAATAATCAGGTAGTTCGTCATCATCATCATCATTAGAAGCAACACCTTCTTCATCTTTAATATCTATACCTCTATGTTGAGTAGTTTCTTCAATTGCTTGAAGCTGCTCAATTTGTTTTAATTGAAGATCTTTTTCATCTGCACTAAACATTAATGATAATAGTGTTAAGACTCTATGTAATACCTTTACACTTGGTACATTATAAAGGTGAAAAGAATAAAATGGATGTTGTTCAAATATTGCAATATCAACCCCTGTGTTATTAATAGGCATAAATTCTTGTTTTTCACCAGCAATAATTGATTGTAATTCATTTTTTTTAGTAAACCAATCTGATACCTTTTGAAGTGCTGTATCATAATCTAATTCAAACTCATTTGATACCAGTTGTGAAAGTTGTTCAATAGGAATTGATGCTTTTTTTGATATTAGCTGTGTTAAAAAAGTCGCAATATTATCTTCAGATACAAAATTATCAACTAATTTATAACGAATATTTAATATTGGTGTTTCATTTGGCAATGGTGCAATCTCCTGAAAAAAAGACATAAATAAAGGAAATCGTTTATGTATCGTCTTTTTTGTTATAGATGGATAATTTAATGGTAAATTCAGCCCATATATAAGATCTGCTCGTGATAGTAAAGGTTTTATATTACCTTTATTAATTGCACTTAGTCCTTCAATTAATTGACCATCAAAATCTGTTAAGTCTTTTAATGGATTAATCTTTTTAATACTTTGTGGAGGTTGCAGAGTTAAATCAAATGAACCATCTGAACATAAACGTAGTGTAGGATATAATATATCAACATTTAAAATTGTACTATGCAATGCAATTTTACCATATACAAAATCTTTACCAGGTATTGGATTTTCTTCATCTGACCAGCTTTTTAATAATTCAGGATTTGAAATATTTGGAATATTATTTTCTACATCTAGCAAATGTATTTTTGAAATAGGAGTTGTAGAACTAGGTAATAGACGTAAATAAGGTATACGATCGTTGACATCTATAGCATAAAATAATGATTCTAAATTTTCTGTAAATGTTTTCTTTGGCCAACTAAGACGTAAATATTTAAGCCATGCAAATACTGGATAATTAAATGCAATACCCTTTTGTAAAAGAACTTCAACTTTTTTTACAAGATTTCTTTTATTATCAAAAAGTTCAATTCTTTTAGTATGATTATCTTTTAACATTCGAAATGGAAAGTATGGGTATATACGCCCAGCATATTCTTTTAATGATAGTTTTATACTTTCATTTTTAATTATATCATCATATAATACTAAATAGAGCTTTACTGTTTTTAATTTAGTTTCTAATAAAAGATTATCATAAATATCAATATCTACAATACGTTTTTCACCATCAACAGATACAAAATTAGGATTAATTGGTATTCTTCCAAGTAAAGGATTTATAAGTAATGGAGCTTTCCATGCAAAATCCAATGGTATAATTTGACTTCCAACTTTTGTAAAAAGTAATTGATTGTTTGGAACTGCAGATGCATCCAATTTAAATTTTTCAGAACTATAAATTGCTAATTTTAAATCATATACCGTATAAAATGGATATATATTATTTAATGTTATAAGTGTATCATTATGTTCTACTGATATACTTAGAGGTTCTAATGATTTTAAAGGATTGGACTCAAAAATATTTTTAAAAAAATCTGTATTTTGCTCTGTCGTAGAGTCCTCCATCTAATCCTAACCATTTGTATTATTTCCTAAAGATAAATCGTGTCCATCTTTACTTGCATCATAGAATGGTTGGTCAGTAATAGACATTCCACAATATTTAACAGGATGTGCTTTAAAATCGATATGTTTATATATATCAATAGATTCTGCCTCTTTTAATAACCATGCAAAGTTATTCCAAAAATCTGGACCATGCCCGATTGACTCAGTTACCATATGACCCATTTCATGTATTGCAACAAATACCATAATTTCTTCAGCTACAAGTGATTCATCACTACCTTCTCGTTGTCGTAAGCATAAATGAACTGCTTCTCCTTTATTTACGCTATAGCTTGTTAGCTCAGCATCAGGGGTTGATTCATAAAAGCGATTTGGATGTGCTTCAAAATTCTTCACTAACTGAATTACTTGAGGTTTATATGGATATTTTGCTTGTAAATGAATTTTTAGATTACTTAATTTAATACGGACCTTTGCAATTAAATCTGCAGCTTCTTGTGCATCCACTAAATCTCTAACTAAATATTCCTTACCATCTACATTACTTTTAATCGATACTAATGGATATTGTCCTAAATTAAATAATTTCTTAATACTATCAAAGACCATATTACTATTTTACTATCATATTATGATTATTTAAATAGTAAGTTTATTATATTTAAGCAATTTCTAAATTGCGACGATTTACATCAGGTTCAATCGTTGAATTTAGGAATACTGATACAGCTACCTGGGGATTCGGGGGCTCGGAGCGCAGCTGGTAATTGGCATTTCGTAAGCTCTGACCAACGGTATTTACACCAATTAGTGCACCAGCTGATAAGAAATTCTTTCCTTTCAAGCTGCCATTACCCATAGGATTTTGCTCAGCCCATACACTATTTGCATCCTTGGGTAAGAGTTCAGAAGGATTTAGCTGCTCACGGGGGTAGCAGCCAGCGGGTGCCTCAGCATTGCCAAAGTCGGCTGGGCCGGACGCTGTGTGGCCAACTACATCGGGATTTGCGCGTACCTCAGTTTCACGAATCTCACCTGCAACTGCATGTTGACCAGGATCAGCGGTATAATTAGAAGCAGCAGATAGTGTTCCCTTGAAACCTTCATCCTTCTTAAACATAGTAGGTTGTAAGTACATAAAAGCAATTATAATAACAGCGCCTACAACAAAAATGCCAGCCATAGATTCGAAATTATTCTTACTACCAGCCATGTTCTTCTGTAATAATACTGGTGTATTTTTTCTATTTATGAATCTTCACTTTCAGGATCAATAGAAAGTTCAGAACAAGAATCCTCCATGTCTAAAGATCCGTAGCGTCGGAAGTATTTCTTAGAAAGTTCCTCTGCATGTAATTTTGCAGATGTAAGATCCAGTTGCAATGTTGCAATCTTTAGCCTAGTCCTCCGTATTCGTTTTTTTAGATGCGCTCGGGAAGATATTTGGAATTCCTCCGTTTTGTTATTGTAGGGCAGTATTGGTTCGATTATTTCCACTATCGGGGTTGTTTCAATAATATCTACTGCGTTTGATTCAAGATCATTTGAATATTCAATTGACGTAGTTGTATCTATATATGGTGTAATTGAATCTAAAATCCATAATAAAATAAATTGAGCTGAAGATATTTCAATTGATTTTATATTCCATTTAACAATATACTGACCGTAGGGATAGCTCCCATCTTTTTTAATAAATGTGTGTTTTAACTTTTTTAAGACTATTGCTTTTTGTATTGGTGAAGCAAACCATGATGAACCTTCTTTTACAATTATATCTATAATCTCGTCAATAATATCCTTAAAATCTTTAGAGCTAATATCTGGCTGCACAGGGAATACTGTATCTTCCACAGAATATTGATATATTTCACTATAATATGCTTTTTCTTTGAATTCAATAATATAAGAATTTGATTTTGAATTCCATACCGGAGGATAGAAACTCATATGCGAAAATATAGTAAAAAATCTTTAGGCATATATAATATGAGTTATGAAAGAAAAGATTTTACACAACAACTTATTCAAAAAATATTAATTGCATTAAATAATGATGATACCCGTAAATATTTACAGATTTATTTAATTGACCCACTCTTAAGTCATGTATTAGAACAAATTTTTCCATACATTATTATAACAAGTGTATTATTTATAATATTAATTTTATCTATTGTTACAATTTGCATATTTATTTATTATCATATTCGTCTGTCTACGGCAAAAATATAAGTAATATGCGCGTTCATATGGAATATATAGAATTCAAAACAATTAGATATGAATCAACTCACAAATAAAGAAGATTTAACGAATCTTGTAAGAAATTACGTCCATTATGATAATTTAACTACAACATTTCAAAAACAATTAGTTTCTGCACGAACTGTACGAAATGATTATGAACAACGAATTATTCAAGAATTAAAAAAGTCTAAAATGGAAAATGCAATTATTCAAATTGTTGGTGGTAAGCTTAAAATTGTTGAAGAAAAACAGTCTTCTCCCTTGACATTTAAAATGTTAGAAGAAGCATTACATAATTATTTTAATGAGCATAAAATAAAAGATAATACCGTTGAACTTATTAAATTTATTAAAAGTCAAAGAACTGTAGAACATAGTTTAAAGATACAAAAACTACCTCAGCTACCAGCTCAACCATAGTGTGTCGGTTTAAACCTTAGATGTATCTTTCATATAAAGATATTATCTATGATTTCAGATATAATTCTACAAAGACAATTCTTAAATTGGCAATATCAAGAGGTTGATACATTTTATGGTCATATAACGCTAAAGAAAGCAATATCATTATTTGTAAGAGAAGGTATTGCTCCATATGTACTAAATCATGGTTATAATCTAACAGTTAGTTTAGATCATCTTGAAAATAGCATTGCAACATTTATGTTTTATTATGAGGGTGATAACACATATATGTTTCCGCTACGCAATACAGTCTCATTTACAAGTGTACATTATGATCATTTTAATTATCTGCTAAACTGGGATAACTTTTGGAAAGCATGGGATTATAAATTAGGACATATATTTACATATTCTACAAGTAGTATCAGTCTACATATTGAATGTATAATATGGGGCTATATTGATTTAAATAAATCTAAAGCATATAATGATTATATGCTTGAAATTACAGAATCTGAGTTAGATAAAAAGGAAGATAAAATAGATCCTTATGTAAGAGATCAGCTAAATAGACAGAATCATCATAAATTTACAAAATTTGAACTCTAAATACTAGACCACTTACTTGTATTAAATGGCATAACACCAATATCAGATGCTTCTTTCTTAAATTCATTTATTTTTCTATCAACTTCTAATGCTGCAACTGATAAAGGAATTTTTCCTTTCATCATTAACATTTCTTGATCATGGTCTGATTGATTGGGTTTTACACCATAACAATTTACACCAAATTTAATCTCTGGATTATCAAAGTATCCTCCATTTAATCCAGGGACACCACATGAATCTTCTGTTCCCTCAGGTCCTGATTGCACTCGGTCCCACGTTTCTCTTTGCGTGGGATAGACTGCAGCCTGTCCTTTTACCCATCCGTAATTACACCAATCTGCGCCTTTACCCCATGCTTCTTTTACTTGATCATATGTTGCAAGTTCTGCACCTAATGCCTTACATAATGGCTCGGCATCATAATATGTAAACTCATTCTTGCTTATATTAAATACCTCTGGATTACCATATGGTATAAGTTTGTCAATAATATCTAATGTCTTACCATCTGCACCAGATGCTTTTAGAATTTGTTCATCTTGTGGAGGATATGGGGGACCCGTAACATCTGCCGGTTTGTCATCGGATGCGTTAATTGGTGGAGCTGCAGGTTTATCAAAATAGCTACGAATATTTTGTCCAAAATTTGATATTCCTGCAAATATTTCTTTTTCAAATCTGTAGATAAAAATTATTGCCAATATTGAAAAAATAATAAATAATGTTATTGATTTACTTAATCCTGTTGTTGGTGAAGATGAAGGTGAAGGGGATATTTCTGCAGCACGAATAGATCCATTTGAAGGAGAACTTGATGGTGATGGAGAATTTTTTGGACCTTGAAATAAACCAAATATACTAGAAAATGGACTACTATTTTTTGCTGGTGCGTTTGTTGTTGGTGCGTTAGAAGTTTTAATAGTATTTGATGGCTTTGCATTAAAATTATAAGCAAGATTTGAAACTGGTTTTGAATTATTTTTCAAGTTTGTGAAAAAATCATTTACATTATTATTAGATCTTAGAGGTCTACTCATCTAATTAAGAAAATGTTTTATATCTACTATTTGTTTTTGAATATGCTCTACAAATGAATAAATACCAACATCTACATGCTCAGAATCCGGGGCAGTAGAAGGGTATGCTATTCCAAATCCCCATGCTCCAGGACAGCCCTCTAGCTTTCCTGTAGTTCCATCAAATCTAGAAATATCTTTTTTTATACCATCAATGCATAGGTTAATATTATTATGCTGTGTAAATCCAATACAATATATTGACCATGTTGCTTGTTTAGATGCTTTTAATATTGACCCAATATCTTTGTATGGGATTAATGAAATATTTTTATATTTATTACTTAATATATCTCGCCCAATACGTTCAGCATCTTCTTTAATTCCATCATAATGTCCGTCGCATGCAAATTCAAATGGTGTCTCTTTATTGTATACTGCAACTGTTTTAACATTTAATGATTCTAAATTTTCTAACACAAGTGTTCCACTGTGAGATGTTCCAAATAATATTACATTATCATTAGCATTAATATATTTTGATAAACTAGTCTTACATAATGCCTTTTCTAAAGGTATAGTTGGTATACCACAATCTAAAGTTTTTGGTTTAGAACCATTACATAGTAGTATTGCCTTTGATTTTAGTGTATTGTTTAAATACCACATGTGTTCTGTATAATTCAAACTATGTATTTCATCTTGTACTAAATCTACAGACTTTAACTTAGTTGATACAAAATCTTTTAAAAGCTCACTAATTATGTATAATGGTGTGGTCTTTTGTAAATCATAATCACTATATTTTTGAGGAAGTTGATAATTTGGATAGATAAGACGTAATGCATCAACTACTTTTATTAATTTTGTATTGCTTTCTACAGAATGCCATTTTCTAAAAAGATCTCCTCCATCAAAATATGGATCAATAATACATATATTTAGTGTCGGAAGTAATGAAAGTGCTAGCATACCGGCAGTTCCAAACCCAATTATACATATGTCATATGATTTCATCTCTCTATATATAGAGTAACATATGGATATATTTTATAGTTCTATTATTGCAGGAGTTGTTGTGGGAGTTTTACTTTCTTTAATATTTAATAAATCAAGCAAAAAAGACACATCTTTATTAACATATACCTTTTTTGGTGTACCCATAACAAATTTCATATCAAATGTCACTATGTTTTTATTAATTGTGTCAGTAATATTTTTAACTACTGTATCAGTATTTGTGAGAGATTTATCATATCCTATAAAAAGTCCTTATTTCTTTGTAATTGAAACACTTTTAATGTCGTTTCTTCCGGCAATAGTACTTTTATTAATGTGTATCTTTCGAGGATATAGTATAACTAATACGGTAATAATTGAGTTTTTAGTATTTGCTGCACATTTTGGTGTATTACATATATTATTTCAGTTTAGTGGGTGTTATAGTATTTTATTTCCTCCCAAGTTGTGAGCTACGATATTCTAAACCTTGACTGTCTGAAGGATTTTTAAAGGTCTCATTATTTGGTATAATAATTTTATCATTCTTTTTTTCTGGTGGTAGCATTCTACGACCACCAATTATTCCAGCTCTTTCTGCAGGCATTTCTACTTCTGTTATATCTGATGAACCTGCTATTGCATCTGTGGATGTTGATAGAGCTATATCAGTAGGTATTGGATTTTTTAATGGTGATCGTGTTGTTGTTATTCTTATTGGATTTTTAACATTTTGTTTCTTTTGTGGTGAATTTAATAGTGTTGCTATATTCTTATTTTGCTGTTTGGTTATTTCTAATAATGAAGATCTATCATTTGGTTCTACTTTTTCAAATGTTCTAGCATTAAGAGCTTCTTGTGCAGCCGCAGCTTCTGCATCAATTATAGGTGTTCTTACGTCTTGTGTATCAAAAGATGAATCAGTAATAGTACCGTAGTTTTGTGATTTTGATATCTCTTGACTTATATTATCTAATTTATTTGATAACATAAGAAGCGCTATTCCAGTAGTGTCATCTGCAGCATCACCTTTTTCACCCTTTTCACCCTTTTCACCCTTTTCACCCTTTTCACCCTTTTCCCCAGATACACCAGGTAGACCTTGATCTCCTTTTTCTCCCTTTTCTACAGGTGGAGCTACTACTTCAGTAGTTGCCTCTGCCTCTGCCACTGCCTCTGTTTCTGCCTTTGCCTCTTCCTTTTTATTAGGATTATATACAAAATCCATTCCAGTTAAATTCCTATATTTTTTAATATTTGATTCAAATACTTCATTATTAATGTCAGGTTTAGATACTAATGAATATATTGAATTTAATTTATCTACAACTTTTGTTAACTCATCTGAATTCTGAAAACCTTCATCTCTTTTTGATAAAAAAAATGCAACCACTCCAAGTAATAATAACCCTATTATAAGGATATACTCATTCATATGTTTTTTAAATTTCATATATATATCTATATATATAATTTAAATTAGTTTTTATCAAGTTTAATCTTCTTGTGGGCTGGTTCTATTACCCCCTCGTCCAGCAATATATTGACGTTGTTTGGGTGTTGTACATACACAGCCACCAGAGCAACTAAATGAAGATCCACAGCATTCGGGTTTGCATTGATTATTCTTAAAGATAAATAAACTATCATTACCGGGCTCAAATTCGGCACCTAATAATGGTTCATCAGGGGCTGTAAATCTCCACTTTGATACATTGTTTCCCGTAGATAGAGATACATTATCATAGGCGCCAATAGGTTCATAGCTATCTTTTGCCCCAGCAGCTCCACGAATTGCATCCGTATACTGAGCACGGAACCCTTCCTTCATTTTTTTTGTATAATCTAAACCTTGACTTTGAACACCTTGATTCTGAAAACCTTGTGCTGGTTGAGTAGGCATGGTTGGTTGAGTAGGCATTGTTGCTTGAGTAGGCATGGTTGGTTGAGTAGGCATTGTTGCTTGAGTAGGCATGGTTGGTTGAGTAGGCATGGTTGGTTGAGTAGGCATTGGTGGTTGAGTAGGCATGGTTGGTTGAGT